TATACGAACCACCGAGACGAAAAACATACTTTGTTCCACCAGTAGCAGGTTGGAAGCCTTACTGGTTTAGAAATCAACAACGAATGGTCGGTGGAGGAATCTGATATGTATCCACGCAACAATGCAACACCACTACCGATTCTAGTAGGAACCATCACCCAGATAAGTGACGGTGTTGTTCAAACTACCGGTGTTTCGGTATCTGTGTCAAAAGACAGCGGTGCTTTTGTTGCAGGAGCCAACACACCAACAGTCGAACAAGGTGAATGGAGCTATACACCAAGTCAAGCTGAGACTGACTGCAATTCTCTTAGAATCGTCCTGTACAAAACTGGGTGCTATTCTCGATCAATTCAAGTTGTTTTTACGGCTTCTGACTCGTTTGGTTATGCTGGTCACGATCATTCAAAGATCGCCAATCCAACTGCAAACGTGGCATTGACCAACACTTCAATAAAGTCAGTTGCAGATGCCGTATCTGCAAACATGACTCAAATTGCAGGACAAGCAACAAGTGCATCAGCACCCATAGCATTTCCAGCTAGTGTTGCCAATGAAACAACAGTTGCTAGTAGAGCTACACAAACAAGTGTCGACTCAATTCCAACTAATCCTCTGCTGACAACAGACACCAGACTCAACAATCTCAATGCTCCTATTGGTTCAATCCCGACTAACCCATTACTTACAACTGATAGTCGATTGAACAACCTAAATGCACCAATCTCCGCTATCCCAACCAACCCATTACTGACAACCGATGCAAGACTCAACTTCCTTGATGCTAGTATCGCAACCAGTACAAATTCAATCCTCGGAGCAATAACTGGACTCAACAACCTGTCAGCTAAATGCAACTTAATTGGATCAGCAGTCCTCGAAGCCCCAGAAACCGGGTCATCAGTTTATGAGTTTACACTTGTTGTCAACGATGATGAAGGTAAGTTGGTCAATCTGGATGCAGCACCGACAGTCACAGCTACGAATTCCACGGGCACTAACCGTTCCACAAACTTATCAGCAGTCACCAACCCAAGTGTTGGACGATACCGATTTACCTATACTGTTGCATCCACCCACCCCAGGGAAAGCCTGCGAATCGAATGCAACGGAACAACCAGCACAGAAGCTAGATACGCTATTTGGGCAGGAGCCGTAGTTGACTTCGACCAATCAACGGTACTTGCTCAAATTGTTTCAGACTTGGCACTCAAACCAACCCTGTTACAAATTGACTCAGGTACTATGGCCGGCAATGTAATGCTACTCACTCAACGATTATCAGAAGCTAGAGCAGGATCTCTAGATGGAGTTCTACTTGCTCAAAACTTCAATCAACGAGTAGTGCATGTGACTGGTTCTCATAATGTCGGTGCAGACTTACGAGAGTCACAACCAAACTCCATCCACCCAACGTCCTTGCAAACTACAGTTTACAACACACTGTCAGCTAACCTGTTAGCTACTTCCCACACTTCCTACACCACCCCAGGAACAGTCGGCAAAACACTCAACGATACCAACACTAGCCTTTCGACCTTACTGACTAGGATTCCAGCGGTAGCGGCTCAATTGATAGTAGACCTGACAGCGATGCTGGTGGGATCCAACTCTCCGCTTGTACGTTGGACGGCCCAGGCTTTGAGCTTGGCCCCTGTGGGTCAAGGTAGCGGTACTGGAGCAAGAGCAGTGCAGATAACCGTCCTGAATAGTCTCGGCGCTCCTATACAGTCAGCCACTGTGCGATTCAGTCGCACTGGACAGACGTTCACATCCCAGACTAACGCGTCGGGAATCGCTTTGCTAAGTTTAGATGACGCTACTTGGACTGTTTCGATTACCGCGTCAGGGTTCAGTTTCTCGCCGACTTCACTCACGGTCTCTTCCAACATCAATCAGACCTACTCTATGGTGACCGAAGGCGGAGGACTGATCCCTAGCCTCCCAGGCAGCGTTACTGGGTATTGGGTATGCTTGTCCCAACTGGGAATTGCTGAGTCTGGAGTGACGGTCAATCTCAAAGTAGTCGACTTCTCCAAACGGCAATCGGGAATAGCGTTGGACGAGACCATACGGACCGGAGTGAGCGGGTCGGATGGGGTGGTTCAGTTCAACAACCTGACTCCAGGAGTAACTTACGAAGTATGGAGAGGCTCCAGCACCAAGCGCTTCCAGATACTGGTTCCTTCCACAGCGACTAGTCCTTTGGCTCTGGGGAACATCATAGGAAACTAAAAATGACAGTAAGCCGAACTACCGTACTCGCTGTGAGCAAGATTATCGAAGTCGACCCGACTATCGACCTCGAACCATTCTTGCTAGACGCTGCTGTTTTTTATAACTCGGTGGTGGGAACAGCCAATAGTGAAGAAGTCGCCGAAATGGTCGAGCGTTGGTTGTCCGCTCACTTCTACTCCATTCGAGACAATAGGGTGAGTCAGGAATCAGCCGGTCCTGTTAGCCAGACCCTAGTGGGTCGGGTTGATCTTCGACTAGATGGGACCTACCATGGACAGCAAGCAATCATGCTCGACACCAGTGAACGACTAGCGGGCTGGATGCTCAGAGCTAGTGGCAAGACCTCTCTGATAGGGAAGATCGGTCCAGGGTCTATAGGCATCCTTTGGGCTGGACAGACGGAATCTGAACAAGGGGGCGGACTATGACAAGTATCGTTCTCAAAGTGCTGCGAATGGACGCTGTGTACTGGGAGCCTGGAGTTGCCGGTGATAACGGACGTCTTGTCTTCAAACCGCCTGTCGCTTTGAAAGTGTTTTGGACGGAAGGCTCGGTAGAGGTGGCTACTCCAGACAAGACAGCAGCACTAGCTAAAGCCGAGATCATGACCTCAATCGATACCCAGGTTGGAGGCTACATTGCTCTTGGACTACTGGAAAGTGTGGAACATCCTACTGATCCGTTGCGGAATGCTGAAACGTTCCGCATAATAGCGACGGCTAAACAGCATCCTATCCGTGCAGGCAAACCCATTTTGAGGAGAGCGTGGATCTAATGACCAAATCCCTTTTCAAAATAATCGGGGTGGACAAAGTAGCCCCAAAACTAAAAAACATGTCCGAGGCCCATGGGAGGGCTTTCAATCGGGCCATTAGACGGGCCGGGCTTATCGTCCAACGCGCTGCCCAAGAAAAGACCCCCGTGGATACGGGACTGCTCCGAAAGAGCGCTAGGACCGAAGCTGAAGGGGCTGGGTTCAAGACCCAAGTCTCCGTTTCCTTTTCATCCTCCTACGCGATTTACGTCCATGAGGACCTTGAGGCTAACCACGAAGTGGGGGAAGCTAAGTTCCTTGAGCGCGCAGCCATGGAAAAGAAACAAGACATCCTTGACTTAGTGAAGAAAGAGGTGTCCAGTGTTAAACCATGATTCGATCGCCAAGTTGCTGGCTGAAGCCCTTCGACTTCAGCCAGGTTTCGAGGAGTTTTCCGACCTAGGGATTTTTTACTCCCTACGCCCAGCAGCCCCTGTTCGATGTATCACCATTTATGACAATGGTGGGTTTTTGGATGGTAGGGACATGGACGGAAAGACTATCGAATTTCCCGGCATCCAGTTCGTTGTCCGAGACAGTGACCCAAACGAAGCCTACCGACTTATTCGTTCAATTTGGACGTGGAGTGAATCCAAGTTTTCTTTAGCCTTGGGTGACAGCGGATTGTCCTTGAAATCTATCAAGAAGACCAGTACAATCCTCCCGATGGGGATCGAAGACAAGTCCCTAGCTCAATTGTATTCCTTGAATGTCCAGGTAACTATCAGCGGAGAATGATCATGGCGCAGATGCGTGACGGCTTTCCAACAACCATCGCTTTTGCCACAGCAGGCGCTGGTATCGTTTTCAAGGTGAAGACCATCAAGCCCGGTGGGTATGTGGGAGGCGGTGGGAACAGCGTGACCACCATGAGCAATACCCGCTTCAGGACACAGATGCCCAAGAAGCTCGTCACCGTTCAAGATATCGAGATCAACGCTTCCTATGATGTCACCCAACATTCGACTATTGTCGGGTTGATGCAAGTCAATCAAAAGATTACGGTCACCTTCGAAGACCTTGACAAAGTTGAATACTACGGTTGGTTGGACGAGTTCACTTTCGTCGAAATGAAAGAAGGCGAGCAGCCGGTGGCCAACGTCAAGATCTGCGTGAGCAATCTCAACACCGCTACTTCCACCTGGGTTGAAACCGGACCAACTTTCGTCGCTCACCCTTAGGTTTTTGTTTGTCTGTTTGTTTGTAGTTTCCAATGACCTGGAGGAGGGTCAAGTCATGTCACCAATCGTTTTGGAACTGGTTCGAAAAACACTCGAAGTCACGTTGAAGATGCCAGACGACACCACCGTCAGCGCAGAGCTTCGTGAATTCGATGGAAAGCAGCGCGATGCTTTCATGAACAAGAACAAAGGGAAGACCCAGCGCATCGACGGGAAAACCGTTGAAGTGACGGATTATACCGGTTCTTACTCTTTGCTTCTTTCCTACACCCTGTTCAATGTCGACGCCAAGCGCTACTTCACCGAAGTGGAAATCCAGGCGTGGCCATCGTCAGTCCAAGAAAGACTGTTCACACTGTCCCGTGACTTGAATGGACTGAAGAGCGAAGAGGAAAGGAAGGCCAGTGCCGCCGATGGGGAGGATGACTCAAAAAACTAGAGGGGGAGGAGCTTGCATGGTATGTTTTGGCTGATAGGCTGAAACAACCGGTTGAGCGACTCCAAAGGGAAACCACGAATGAGCAGTTTCTAAAGTGGCAGACGTACCTCAAGATGGAACCCAATCTGTTCCATCGAGAGGACTTCTACATGGTGCTGCTCATTCGAGCCGTCCGAAACGTCTTGAACTTTGACCCAAACTACAACCCGTCTTTGGACCTGCATGAAGGGCTTTTGAAGTTTGGAGTTTCTGAACAAGAACTAAAGGAGCAGGAAAAAACAAAACAAGAACGTAGGTCAGAAAAACCATCAATAAAGAAGGACCACTACGCCGGACACATTCCTGTAGGTCCAAGCACCAAAGGAATCTTTTTATCCATTCTAGGTCTCAAGGAGCCGACAAAAGATGATTGAGTCCACACTCCAAAAAGTCATCATCAAGTTTGGCGGAGACAATACAGAACTCAATGCGGCTGCAAATGCAGCAATTGATAAACTGAAGATGACCGGAATGGCTGTAGAGTCCTTTGGACGCAAGGCCTCTTTAGCAATAACGGCGCCACTGGCGGTCGCTCAGACTATGAGCATCAGCGCCTTTGCCGAGTTCGACGACGCTATCACGAAATCCACGGCCATCATGACCGGGATGACTTCGGAGATGCGCTCGCAGATGATGGAGCAGGCCAAGTTGATGTCGATGGACTCGGTGACTTCCGCGAAGGACCTCGCTGAGGGCTACTTCTTCCTAGCCTCGGCCGGCAAGACTGCCGAACAGTCC